AGCCCCGCACCGATGAAGCGCGGTGGTATGGCTATGAAGAAGCGCTACAAATGATGCCCTCACGTGGCATGGGCGTTATTAGCCCTTCCAAGATGCCCGACGGGAAGAAGAAAGCCCGTCGGGATAACACCGACTTTACTCAGTACAAAGAAGGTGGGAAGGTTAATGCAGCGGGTAACTACACCAAGCCGGGGCTTCGCAAGAAGATAGTGGCGCAGGTAAAAGCAGCCGCTACCCATGGCACAGGTGCAGGTCAGTGGTCGGCCCGTAAAGCTCAGCTTGTGGCCAAGAAGTACAAAGCTGCTGGCGGAGGGTATAAAGATTGAAAGCGCCGCAAAAAAGCTTGAAGGACTGGGGGGACCAGAAATGGCGAACAAAGTCAGGCAAGCCATCGTCAAAGACTGGCGAGAGATATCTCCCGGAGAAAGCGATTAAGGCGTTGAGCCCCGCTGAGTATGCTGCCACTACGAAGGCAAAGCGGGAAGGAAAGGCGAAAGGCAAGCAGTTTGTTAAGCAGCCTAAAGGTATAGCGCAGAAAACATCGAGGTTCAGATAATGGCTGAGAAATGGATACAGAAGGCAATAAAGAAGCCCGGTGCTCTGCGTGCTCAGCTTGGCGTAAAAGGAAGCAAGCCTATCCCTGCAAAGAAGCTTGCCTCCGCTGCTCAAAAACCGGGAAAATTGGGTCAGAGGGCAAGACTCGCTCAAACTTTGAAAAAATTGGGCACAAAATAAATGGCATATACCACTAGCACCACGAATTTTAACCCCCCTCTTACCGAGATATTCGAAGAGGCGTTTGAGCGTTGTGGCTTAGAGATACGCACGGGCTATGATTTTAAGACCGCCCGTCGTAGCCTTAACTTCATGCTTACGGAGTGGGCTAACCGTGGTATTAACCTGTGGACAATAGAGCAGGGGTCGATTAACTTAGCGCAGGGGGTTACTACCTATGACCTTCCTATTGATACTGTCGATCTGCTTGAACATGTTATTCGTACTTTTTCTGGTCAAGGCCCGAACCAGACGGACCTCAACATTACTAGAATTAGTGTTTCTACCTACTCCACTATCCCGAACAAACTCGCCCAAGGGCGACCCATCCAAGTCTGGGTTAATCGTCAGAGTGGCCAGACCACAGATTTGCTAGGCGCGACTCCTGCGTACCCACAGATTAATGTGTGGCCTGCCCCCGATCAAGGCACGACTCAGCAGCCGTATTACGTGTTTTACTACTGGCGGCTAAAGCGGCTATACGACGCCGGGGATGGTGTGAACGTAGTAGATATTCCGTTCCGGTTCTTGAACGCTATGACTGCCGGGCTGGCCTACATGATTGCAGTTAAGAAGCCCGAGGTGGCTCCTGATCGTGTAGCGGCACTTAAGGCTATGTACGAAGAAGCATGGATGCTGGCTTCCGAGGAAGATCGGGAAAAAGCTGCTATTCGCTTCGTACCTAGAGAGATGTTTTTCTAACAATGGGTAACAGGTTTGCTAGCGGTAAGAACGCCATCGCGGAATGTGACCGCTGTGGGTTTCGCTATAAGTTAAAAGAGCTGAAGAAGCTGACAATTAAGACTAAGCAGGTAAGTATTAAAGTCTGCCCTACCTGCTGGGAACCCGATCAGCCGCAGCTGCAGTTAGGTATGTATCCAGTAGACGACCCGCAAGCACTGCGGGACCCGCGTCGGGATAACAGCTATTATCAATCTGGCTACAACGGATTGCAGCTGACGGTAGACACAGACTTTGGTGGTCCGGGGGAAGGTAGCCGGGTTATTCAATGGGGGTGGGCGCCAGTAGGCGGGGCTAGGGCTAACGACGACGGCCTTACTCCGAATTACCTAGTGGCAGATGCGCAGTTAGGCACTTTGACAGTAACGATTACTTAGGAGTCATTATGAAACACGAAGACATTAAAGAAGACAAGCCCCTCATCAAGAAGATCGCCAAGCAGGCAGTTAAGTCCCACGAGAAGAAGATGCACGGCATGAAAAAAGGTGGCGTAACCGGTGAAGCCATGAAAAAATATGGCCGAAACATGGCGCGGGCCATGAACCAACGCGGCGGCGCAAGGGGTCGATAATGGCTAAGTTCTCGCAGAAAGTTAAAGGTAAGGAAGTGGGGCAGGCAGCAGTCTATGCCGCTCCACATAATATGAAAGGTGTGGCTACTGATATTAACGCCGCACAAAAATACACGCCCGGCGCTAAGGTCATGGACGAGATGAACCCGTCCGTTGCTGGTATTAGCAAAGGTAATTATCGCCCTGAGAAAACTGACGGGATCGTAACCCGGGGTAATGGTGCAGCTACCAAGGGCACTAAAGCTCGTGGCCCGATGGCTTAAAAATGAACTACACACAACTGTTCGATACTATTAAGTCCTACTGCGAAAATGATTTCGCGGTTACGGCTTTTACTGGAACGGACGACACTACTACTGTCGTCATACCTAGTTCCGAGCAGATAAACACGTTTATACGTCAGGCAGAACAGCGGCTGTACAACTCTGTTCAGCCTCCAGCCCAGCGTAAGAATGTGCGCGGCTCATGCACTATCAACAATAAGTATGTCAACCTACCGCTGGATTTTTTGTCTGTGTTTTCACTGGCAATTTATACCGACGTTGATGCTGGAGATAATAGCCCGCAAGAGTTCTTGCTAAACAAAGATGTTAATTATTTGAGGCAAGCGTACCCCAATCCTACGTATACGGGCCTTCCTCAATACTATGCGCTGTTCGGGCCTAACACTGGTGTTAACGTGGACAACACGTATAACCAGATGACTTTGATCGTAGCCCCTACTCCTGACCAGAACTATCAGGTAGAGCTACATTACTTTCATTACCCCGAGTCTATTGTGGATGCTGGCGAATCGTGGCTTGGCGATAACTTTGACTCTGTGCTTCTGTATGGCGCGCTGCTAGAAGCGATCACCTTCATGAAAGGTGAGCAAGATTTGATTGCTCTATATAACCAGCGGTACTCAGAAGCACTTATGCTGTACAAACAACTGGGCGACGGCAGAGAGCGGCAAGATGCTTACCGTTCTGGTCAAACGCGCGTACCTGTTACTTAAGAGGTGTTAAATGGCTATTACCCAAGGACTTTGCACTAGTTTTAAAGTCGATCTTTTAACTGGCGCGCAAAACTTTACTCCCAGCACAGGCAACACGTACAAGATGGCGTTGTATACGTCATCGGCTACGCTGGGGCCTTCTACCACGGTATATACCACTACTAATGAAACTAGCGGTGCGGGCTATACGGCAGGTGGTAATACGCTGACTGTATCAGTCGCCCCCACGTCATCTGGTACTACGGCATACCTGTCGTTTGCTGACACTACGTGGTCAGGCGCTACGTTTACTTGCCGTGGTGCATTGATCTACAACACCACTAACGCTAACAAGGCTGTGGCGGTGTTTGACTTTGGATCAGATAAGTCTGTGGTAGGCGGCTCGTTTACAGTTTCTTTCCCGGTAGCGGACGCTACTAACGCGGTCATTCGTATCGCCTAAAAGGGGGAATCATGGCATTTGTCTTAAATGATCGAGTCCTAGAGACCTCTACTAGTGTAGGGACGGGGACGTTTACTCTGGACGGTGCTCCGTCCGGGTTTCAGACTTTCTCTGCTGGTATCGGAGCTAGTAACACTACCTACTACACTATCACTAGTAATACTGCTAATGAATGGGAAGTAGGTTTTGGTACGCTGGATGCTACTGGTCTTATTCTTACCCGTACCACGGTATACAGATCATCAAACTCTAATAGCCCGGTAGTTTTCACGGCTGGCACCAAAACTGTATTCGTTACCTACCCGTCTACTAGATCAGTAAATCTAGACTCTGCCGGAGTTCTTGCGCTTACCACAACAGTTAATAGCCCTATCACTGTTAACAATAATGGTACTGGCACAGCACTGGCCAACTCTGTGGCGTCGTTCTTTGGCAACGTAAACAGCTACTCGCAGATTAACTACCAGAATCTGAACGCGGGTAACAGCGCGTCTACTGATCTTGTACTGACTGCTGATAACGGTACTGACACTACGTACTTCGTAGACTTCGGTATTAATAGCTCTACGTACAATCTTGGCACCTTTACCATTACCGGTGCTAACGATGGTTATCTATACTCGCAGAGCACTAACCTAGCTATCGGTACGGCTACAGCTGGGCAGTCGGTAAAGTTTTTCCAAGGCGGTACGCTGGCGGCTAATGAGGTTGCTAGGTTCTCCCCTACGACTAACAACCTGCTGGTGGGTACTACGTCTGATGGCGCGGGTACATCTAAGGTTCGTGTAGCGGGTGTCATCGAGTCTACTACTGGCGGTGTTAAGTTCCCTAACGGTACTGTACAGACTACAGCGTACTCGTCTACCCCTGTAACGTTAGGTATTCCGTATAGCAGTACTACCCCCATGCGTTCTTACTACGCAACAGTTGCAGACGTTAATGCTACTACTAGTAGCAGAATAACTATTAACCCAAGCGCGTTGGCTGCTGGCGCTATTATGGGGCTTGGTCCGTTTGTATCGGGTTCTGCATACACGGACGGTACTTACTCCAACGTACCGCTGATTAGTACTCAGACGGTAACTATTTCTATCGCAAGCCCGGCTGTTATATTGCTTAGCAATACGCTGCCACCAAACACCCCAGTGCGCCTTACTACAACAGGTGCGTTGCCCACAGGACTTACGGCGGGCACGACGTACTATATAGTAGGCGTTTCTGGTTTAACTTGTAATCTTGCTGCCACTCCGGGCGGCCCAGCTATTACTACGTCTGGTACCCAGTCTGGAGTGCATACGCTGAACAGTGCTACTGGCACTGGTGCAGTTGCGTCAACTCTTATCGTAAGCGTAGGTGCTGTTACTTCTGTAACAATAGCTACTAACGGTACAGGGACTGGGTACTCTTATGGCGATGTGTTGTTCGCAAGTAGCGCGGTCATAGGTGGCTTAGGTTCTGGGTTCTACGTTCCGGTTGCGTTACTTGATGCCGGAGGGGATGAGCTAGAAATGGACGGTATTAGTGTTTCTGCATATTGCGCCACCGCAGGCACTATTACTGTGTTTGTTGACGCAGGCCCCGGTTATATCGCTGGGGGTCGTAATTTTACTTACTCTCTTGCCTAAATTTAGGAGCATATAACATGGCTGTTATTCAATCCGGTACCTCGGGTACCACCCTGATGACCGTAGACCCGACTTTTACTGCGGGGCATATCACTATTCGTCCACCGGAAATTCTTGGCGCGTACCAAATGGGCCTAGTATCCGGCGCGTACGCTGGTGCAGCTGCTGGTTCTACAGCGTTCTCATTCCGCTGGGCGCCAGCTACGTCCACTAATT